AAAGGAGAAAGGAGAAAGGAGAAAGGAGAAATTTTTAGTGATTCTTCATTACATTCAGAATCCCTCTCTTTCGCGCGCGCGTTTGACGATGCAAAACAGCAACAAAGCAACAACGATGAAAAGCGGAGTGTTTTCGTCAAGCCGAAGATCGAAGACGTCGACGCATACATCAGAGAGCGCGGTTACCACTTCGATGCTGAGACGTTCTACAACTTCTACGAGTCGAAAGGCTGGATGGTTGGAAGCAACCACATGAAGGACTGGAAGGCTGCATGTAGAACATGGGAGGCGAAGCGGAAGAACGAAGCCAAACCCTCATCGGATGAAGAGGCTGCTGTTCAGGAGTTCCCTGCCGGACTGACGCAAGAGAAATGGAACGCTACGATGACATGGGCGAAGCGACATATCCCAAGGATTTGGGATAAGTTCAGTCCGTCGGAGTTTCTGAGCATGAAAGCAATGGCCCAGCATAAGAGTTCCGTTTTCACGGAGATAATCTGTGCTATTGACAAGTCAGACTATACTGGTGACATCACAAAGGAGTTCAGAAGACTCGCATGTGAAGAGCCGTATGTATCAAAGATATTGGGCAATGGATAGGAGGCAGGAGATAGAGCGGATAGTCCTCGGGACTATTCTCAACAGCTCAAAGGAAAACGACTACATGGGGAGCTGCAGGTGCTGTATCACCGTTGACATGTTCGGCACCGAACAGCATCAGGAAATCTACAAGACGGCACTGCAGTTGAAGTCCGCAGGCATCGATGAGGTCAGCCCGTTCACGGTGTGGTCAGCCAACCAGAGTTTGGCACCTGAATACCTCTGCGAGCTTGCCGATGAATGGTATTTCGAATTGAAGAAGTACCTCTACAATAGGCGGGTGTACTACTTCGACACGAAGCGCAACAAGAGATACACAAGAGTAACATTCGACGATTATATAAACAGATTCATGGAATTAGTATTTAGCAATGGAGAAAGAAATTCAAGTACTCGGCGAAGCGCAGAACCAGCCGCATGACACCGAAACGGAGCATGCCGTTCTCGCTACGCTGATGCGACACAACGAAAAGTTTGACGAGTTCAGCGATTTGCTGTCGGCCGATTTGTTCTACCACCCGGTGGAGAAAGTTATCTTCCGCTGTATCGAAGGTGTGATAGACGAAGGAGGTATCACCGACATCAACTCGCTGGAGGACTACAGGCAGAGGAACAACCTAACGAATGCTGCCTACATGACGAGGGTAGATTTCCTCAACATCTTTCAGAAGGCAAGTACGCAGACGCTCGAGCAGGACATCAGGCGGCTGCGTATGTTATCAAAGAAGCGACTCGCATGGATATTGCTTCAACAAGCCGCAATCAATGTTGTTGACCTGACGAAGGATCTTGACGAGGAGCTGAATGCCGTTATCACGTCGCTCGGTGAGGTGCAGGCGGAGACAAGTGAAGACGGGATAGTGGATTTCGACCACGCCCTGCAGGAGCTTCAGGAAATCGTCGACGACAATGCCAACGGGCGCAAAATATCGCTTCACACTGGCTTCAAAATCTTCGATGATTACTTTCTACTGCGCCCGAACACCTTGACCGTCATAGCAGCTTTTACGAGTGTAGGAAAGTCCGCGCTTGCCATGAACATCACATTGAGCGTAGCACAGCAGCAAGTGCCGTGTGCCTACTACTCTCTGGAGATGGGAAAGGCAGAGCTTGCTTCCCGAGGTATCAGCAAAGACGTTGGCATTCCGGCAAGCATCATCATGAACAAGCAACTGTCGGTGTTTCAGAAGCGGAGCTTCGATGATGCGGTGAACGCACGCAAGTCCCTGCCAATCTACTTCGATGACCGAAGTACAGTAGCCTTTGACAAGACTATCCGCTCGATAAGGACAATGGTGCGGACAAGGAACATCAGGCTTGCCGTTATCGACTACCTGCAGATTTATGCGCAAGTGTCTGACAACACCGAGGCCAGTCTTGCGTACATGGCACGAGCAGCGAAAAACGTCGCCAAGGAGTGCGGTATTGCCGTTATTCTGCTCAGTCAGCTGAATAGAAGCGGTGCGCACCCGAGCATCAAGATGCTGCGTGGGTCGGGACAAATTGAGGAGAGCGCAGACAACATTGTGCTGATAGACCGCCCCGAGGCGTACCCCGACAACAATGTCACGAAGTATGAGGGGGAGTTTAAGGATGAGTCGACCAGTGGAACTGCCAAGTTCATCTTGTCAAAGGGTCGAGGTGTCGGCACGGGTTGTTCGCTCGTCGGCTTCAATAGCATGTATACCCAGTTCTATGAGCTGGCCGGCAGCAAGCCGTTTGAGCAGCCAGCAGAAAACAAGGAAGAAGTACCATTTTAACCATGTATAGATATGAATAGTAGATTAGACAACGTGTTCAGGGTTCACTTGAAAACCCTTGCCATCCGCGACCGCTTCCTGCCTATCGAATGGGTCGCAAAAGAGTTTTATCCGCAGCCAGACACCAAGAAGGAGCAGGCGGCGATAGTGAAAGAACTTCGAGACAAGAGACGTACCTTCTCGCCCGTTGGGCAGGAGTCGGTGGTGTCCTTTTGTCGTCATCTGATGGAGATTGATTTCAATGATGCTTTGAGAGAGATTGAGGAAACCGCTAATCAGACTGTGTTCCCATGAAGAAGAAAGAAAACACCCCTGGCATGTTCGACGGCGATCCAGTCTTGCGGCCGAGAGACCGAAAGGGGCGCTTCGCCACCCCCGAGAGAGCATACGCTGACAAGGCTATCAGTGAGAACAAGGTGTTGCGCCTACAAGTTGAGAAGTACAAGCGTGCATGGCTCGCCAGTGCAGAGAAGGCAAGGCGCATAGAGGCAGAGCTCCGAGAGCTGAGGCATAAGATTGCCCTGCTGTAAAATAAGCATGTTTCAGTCACCTTAATAAGTTTTCATAAGTTAAAATATTGATTATCAAGAGGTTATGAAGAAAATTTAAGAGGAAATCATTTGCTGGTACCAAAAAAACTCCGTACCTTTACCTGTGCAATTAAGAAACAACCAAAATTTAAGAGCAATGAGTTACAAGTTTTTTGACAACAAGGAGTTCGAGGAGCTGCTTGGTCAGTTAGAGGAAGCTACCGCTTCCAACCAGCACAGTGAAGCATTGGTGATGATAGCAGATTTCTTTGGCTATCAAGAGTACTACGACTATTTCGAAGCCTTCGCAAAGAAGGAGTCCATCACGTTGAAGGAGAGCCACATCAGGCACAACGCAATGGAGCGGATGTTTGTCGTCATCAAAGCAGAGTATGGCTTCGACGTCGTTTCGAGACTGAACGATTCTTTGAAATAGAGTGATTAAGAAACAGTAAAATTTAAGAGCAATGAAAGATTTATTACCGTTAGGGTGCTGGGCAGCTGAAGACCGCCCCACCGAAAAGATGGAGAACATTGGAGTTAGAGGGCTGTCAGCTTCAGAGCTGGTGTCTATTGTCATCGGCAAGGGGCGCGAGTCCAATCCTGTGGAAGTAGCGAGAAGGTTACTTGCGAAGTATGACAATGATTTGAGGCGAATCGCCAACCTCTCGGTGAGTGAGCTGACGGAGATAGCAGGGATCGGAGAGGCCACCGCAAAAGTCATCCTGGCATCCCTCGAGCTTGGTCGGAAGGCCTTCACTGGCGAAGTTAAGCAGAAGAAGGTGATGGACTCGGCCGCTGAAATCTATAGTGAGATGAAGGCCGTTCTCAGCAACCTGCCAGTGGAGGAGTTTTGGGCGTTGCTGCTTAATCAGAGGTACGGCTTGATAAAGAAGGTCCTCATCGGCAGAGGTGGTATCTCCGAGGTGGCTGCAGACATCCGGCTTGTCGTCAAGGAGGCCCTGCTTGTCAACGCCCCGTTGATTGCCGTCTGTCACAACCACCCGTCAGGAAACGCCAACCCGAGCAAGGTCGATGACACACTGACGACGAACCTGCAAAAGGCATGTGACACCATGCGACTGCATTTCGTCGACCATGTTGTCGTGACAGACGATAGTTACTATAGCTATAGAGAGAATGGAAGGTTGTAAGATGGAGGGCTTGGTTATGGTAAAGTTCGCATTGTTTGATTACGTCCCTCAGAGGTACATGAGAAGTGCATCGTTTGAGGATGTTGTCCGCAATAGGAAGATACTTGACTTCAAGGACGGGAAGAGCTATGCCGTTAGCTGGGCGGCAAAGGTTATTAGCACCTCGCTGTCGCTGATGGACTTATCGAACACGGTAGTCGTGTGCATACCAGCCTGCTGCAAGCGCACGAACGACAGACGCTTCAAGAAGTTCTCGGCAATGATGTGCGAGCAGCTTGGATCAATGAACGGCTTCGACTATGTTCAAGTTATCAATAAGCGGAGGAAGGCCCACATCGACCATGTGCATGACATCGTAGAAGGAGACTATGTGCATATTGACGAGAAGTATTTCGCAGGAAAGAATGTTATCGTAATCGATGATATTGTCACCTCGTGCAAGACTGCAGACGCGTTCATAGAAATGATGAGGCTGGCAGGCGCGAAAGTCAGGATGGCCGTATTCCTTGCGAAGACAAAGAGTTATAAACGAAAGTCGCTCTCATACTCCTAACGGGATGTTCAAAGAGCGCTCAAAAGTGATAAATAGTCAAATGAAAGGTAGAATAGTTATGAAAGCAAAGTTATTCAAGGTTTCTGGCGAGATAGAGGAAGTCGAGCCGAAGAACAAGAGAGATTTCAAGATTGATGAGCTGCAAGGCTTCGTGGAAGGTTACATAGAGATAGTGCACCTCCCCAATAACCGGCTCATGGTAGTAAACGAAGAAGGTGCGCTCAATGGATTGCCGATGAACATCAAGGCAACCTCAGAAGCGTACACCATTGGAGTTCTTCATCATTTCGTTGGCGGAATTGTGTTCGGTAATGCGCTTATTTGTGACAGCTCGCAGGTAAAGTAGGAGGTAGTTATGAGACTGAGACTTGAAGTGCATGTTGTGGCAGACCAGGAGAGCCTTGCCCGGCACAAGATGAGCTGGGAACCAGCCCTTGCCGAACAGTTGACCTATCAGGGTGGCGGCGACTGGCATAGCAACGGCGTCTACCTCGCTGCGTGCGAAGGAGACCTAAAGAGCCTCGAAGACCTTCAGCAGTTCGTCGAGGAGCGGCTGAAAGAGATTGGGGTGACAGAGTTTTACACAGAAATAATTGAATACGAAGTATGAAATACAAACAAGCGATCAGAGTAAACGGCAGCGTAGATGACATCATGAAGCTGCCATGTGTGCGTAGCTGCACGAAGGTGTATAGCAGCACGGGAATGTATTACAAGTTCGGGTTCTACCCGTTGTCGATGGTGCACTCACACCCCTATAACCAGGCAGTGCAAGGTGATTGGATTTGCCAAAACCAAAATGGGAAGTGGGACGTTTTGTCAAACGAGGAGTATAGAAGAAATGAAGTACAAGGTTAAAATCGTTGAAACGCTGTCGAAGATAGTAGAGGTCGACGCGTCTTGCATGGCAGAAGCACATGATAAGGTAGAGAAGATGTATAACAGCTCCGAGGTCGTCCTTGACGATGCGAGCTTTGAAGGCTATGAGCTATATGTGTTGTAACGAATTTGTCACGAAGACGGAAAAGGCTATACAGCTTATCTCCTGCGACAACTGGCAGGCAGCCTTATCACTCATCCGGACCTTCAGGCTTGGCTTCACAAGCGACCAAAAACGGCTCATTCAGATTGCTTCGGACGTCCTCAACGGGCACGGAAAGTTCTATCGTGACTTGGGTGTAGACACTGACAAGGTGCTTGCCGATTGTAAGGAAATGCTAAGAGAAAAGTACAAGGTAACGGGAGGACCAACCACCCTCCCATAAAAATGATAGTATGGATAAGAAAGTATTCGTTAAGGTAGAGGGAGGTAAGTCTTACAGAATTGAAGACAACACCTACTCGTGGAGTGGAGAAGAAGTAGACATCTTGTTCGTTGCAGCAACGAACTTTGCGGATGGCTACACCAGTGCATTGATGGCCAGAGGCTTCAACTTCGGTCGGCCAATGGTAATGCAGTTAGACGGCTATTGGTGGCGTCACGGAACGATGACCGTCAAAGTCGTTAATGAAAAAGGCAAGATTATACGGAAAGAAGAAGACATTTGAAAGGTAACGGGGAGGGTAACCGCCTCCCCACAACAAAGAGTAAGTATGATAGTACACAGATTTATGTCAGATGCAGAGTATGAGTGCCTGATTGCAGGCGCGAAGCTGATGAACGCCACCGACCATCATGCGGCACGAGGTCAGAAGACCAACTCAGTAGGTTTTTGTTTCTTCGTAGAGGATCCCGACGAGGCAATTCACTGGCTTAGCGGATGCATATACCCAGACTGGTGCGTGACAATGGAGATTCCCGATGAACTGCTCACCGAGAGCTACGGCGTCTACCGAGACCCCGAACGCGATGACCTCCATGCTCCGGCACCAAAAGGCGGTAGGCCGACGATGAGGAAGCGAGAGTATTGTTTGACCAGCTACTCGCTGAACGAAGTAAAAGTGATTGATGCCACAGACCGCTTTGCTCGCTACGCAATGCTGCGTCGTGACCTTGTGAAGCTCGGGATTGTTGAACCATAAACAGCGAAGAAGATGAAGAATGTATTCCAAAGGGCGACCGATTGGGTCGAAGAAGACTCGAAGTTCTATGAGAACTACTCAGGAAAGGGCTTGGATGAGCATGAAAAGTTCAAGATGCGGTATAGCTATGCACACGGCTGGCAGGATGCTTTGAGAGCATGCAAGAAGCTGTTCGATTATGCCACCGAAAAAGATATTCCAGAGATACTTGACGAGATCAGGAAGATGGGAATATGAGCCCAAAAGTTAAATAAAGTTTCCCTCAGTAATTTATTAAGATTTTTATTTGCTGGTATCAAATTCCCTGCGTAACTTTACCAGTGCAATTAAGAAACAAGATTTTTCACAAGTTAAAATTTAAGAGCAATGAAGACAAAGTTATTCCACGGAAAGTACCCGATTCCCGAAACAGCAAAGTATGTTGTTGACTATGTTTGTGACAATCCCAGTGGCGCGAACTTCTACTATCAGTTGGTGAGAGTGAAGGACGATGCAATCCTGTTCGCCTACGAGAAGCAAGAGCTCGTCTGCATGGAGGCCTGGAAGCAGGGCATCCCGTACAATGAAGTCGCATTCATCTAATCGAGAGAGTTAAGAAACAGTTACCAACCCGTAAAAATTTAAGAGCAATGAAATCTACTGATTTGAGAAACGAAGTGAGAGAGTACATCCTCAGTGATGTTCAAATGACATTGGCACGCCTCGGTATCAATGCAGCGTGCAAGTTCGTAACCGAAAAAGACTATCGCGGCAGCGACTACCTGACTATCGAGACATCGAAGTTCCAGACCATGCCGATGATGTTCAAGGAGCTGTACGTCAGAGGACCCGTAGGAGTCTACGAAGAAGAAGACAAAGAGTTCTACGAGGTATCTATCAGACTGGAGTACTGTTGGAAGAGCTTTAGAGGCGGCAGCAACGGAACTGACTTGGGGACAATCAGGTATCAGGTCAAGAAGGACATGCCAGAGAGAGTCGGAGAAGACAGTGTTCGCTACTACATCCACAAGGAACACGGGATTGAGATTTAACCAATAGGAGGAAGAAGCTATGAAAATCTATTTGTTGAAGAAAGAGACCAATTCCCCGTACAGACACGAGGGGATTGCAGCAGTAGCCACATCAGTAGACAGCGCTATCAAGTTGCTGAAGGAGTGGTACAACGAAGAGAAAGAGGAAAAGACGCAGTTTGAGTCCTGCGAGTGTCAAATCAAGATTGATGGCGTAAAGTCTTATGCCAGCATCAGAAACGAGCGCGGTGCTTACCTCGAGTGTAGAATCGAAGAGAATGTCACCGATGACTTTTTGGATTAGAGGGTATGGCGAAGATTGGCTACATTCAGGCGCAAGACCTGACGATAAAGAAGTATCGGGTGAAGATTGATACGGACTCGGAGTGCTGGGGTAGGACGCACGCCCATGTGAATGAACGGAGGATCTGCAAGTGGAAGCAGAAGAACTCCGTGCAATGCACCTTCGAATTGTTCCACGAGATTGGGCACATCGAGACCACCAAGAGAAGCATGCGGAGGGCGGAGTCAGAGTACTTCGCCACCTGCTGGGCAATCGATAGGTTCAAGGAGTTTGGCTATCAGGTGCCCGAGAAGACCATGCACACCTACCAGTGGTACGTTCTCTATGAGATTGCCCGAGGAAAGAAACGCGGCGGCTCCAACTACCCGGAGCTGAACCTCTACAAGTATGCTGGCATTGACAAGAGCATCGAGCAGTTCAAGGAAGAGTTGACCGACAATGAAGCATATTGGCTATGAACATCGGCAATCATGAAAACGTCGAGGCGTGTGAGCAACAGAGCCCACGCCTTGATGAAACTCCCGAAGAGTTTTTGGAAAGAGTAAGAAGCAATAACCCCTTCTATCAGTAAGCGTTATGAGTAAAGAGAAAGAGATTGATAGCATAGCCCTTTGGAGAAAGTTCAGCGAAGCTATTCCAGACGGAACTAAAATCGAGGTTGTTCTTAATGGAGCGACAATGCTGATTGCAGAATGTATCAAGCAAGGAGGTGAGATTAACCGCAAGTCAGCTTATAAACTCATCCTCGATAGTATTCAAGAGTATGTAGAAGTTTTTGATAAGGACGATAGGAAATGCGTCAACTGATTTGGTTCGTATGGTTCATGATGTGGGTGAACATCGTCTTAAGTATTAAGACCTTTGTTGATGGCTATTGGTTGTGCGGCATCGGCTTTGCCTGCAACGCCTTGACCCTTCTACAGCTGTTGAAGATAATAGTGAATATGCGTCAGTAGACGCTTCGTTGCTCTGTTGTCAGAGTTTCTTAATTGCGATGGTAGTGTACAAGTTGTTGTACGCTACCATTTTAATTTTCGTTAAAAGTATTTGAGTTTCAAATAGTTTTTGTAAATTTGTGCCGTTATAACAAAAAATCGAAATTTCGTATGAAGAGTTTAGAAGAAATCCTTGATAGGCAAGGCAGGTCGATAGAGACTATTATCACCGACTTGAAGCAGAAGTCTACCAGCCCTCCTGCATGGGCGGAGTTGAAGAAGATTCTTGACCCGAACTCGCACAAGATTGTCGATGACGATATAGGACGGCCCAGCAAGGTTGTTCAGACTGCCAACGGCACGAGATTGGAGGAGGCGGCGAAGAATACCCTCGGCCTCGAAATGCTATTAGTAGAGCGCCTGAATGAGTTCATGTTCACGCTGCCAGTGGTGAGGGAGTATGACGGCATTGGAGATAGCGAAGTCAGGCAGGAGATCGCCAAGGCCATCGAGAAGATTTACGAGGAGGTAGATATTGATACCGTGAACATCGAGCGAGGCGAAGCCTTCTTCGCATGCTGTGAAGTGTATACTTTGTGGTATACAGTCATGCAGCAGAACACCCGTTATGGCTTCGATAGCCCTGCCAAGCTGCGCTGCCGTGTCTTCTCTCCGAAGGATGATGAGGTCGAGTTATATCCTCTCCTTGACGAGTATGGCGATATGCTGGCGATGTCTATCTACTTCACAAATCATAAGACCGAGAAGGAGAAGGTCGAGTTTTTCGAGACGTGGACGAAAGACAAGCACTTCAAGTGGGTAAATGACGGCAATGGATGGGTGGATGAACTCTACTACCTCGACGCGCAGGGGAACACCGTCTACGGACAGCCTATTGAAATCTTGAAGATACCGGGAGTGTATGCCTGGCGAAAGACCGCAGCCTACAAGCCCGGCACTCCAGAGCTTCGGGAGGACACGGAATATATGCACTCCCGTGACTCCGATACGATTGCCTACAACAATGCTCCCGTCTTGAAGATTGCTGGCGAGGTGAGAGGGTCTGAGGAGAAGGGTGAGACCCGTCGTATCTACAGGGTAGAGAATGGCGGCGATGTCAGCTATGTCAGCTGGAACCAAGCCACCGAAGCAACCGATAAGCATATCCAGCGAAACATCGATTGGTTCTGGATGATTAACCAAATGCCTGACATATCGTTCAAGAACTTGCAGTCGCTCGGTAATATCGGCTACGATGCTCGTCAGATGATGCTCACCGATGCCTACCTTCGCGTAGGTAAGGAGTCGAAGCCCCTGCTGCAGATGCTCCGTCGCGAAAGCAACGTCATCAAGGCATTCTTGAAGTCGATGGCTCAAAAAGACTGGAGCGCAGAAGATATCGACGCAGTTGTTGTCAAGCATAAGATACAGATGTACATCCCGAAGGATGAGAAGTATGAAATCGAGAAGCGCACTATGGCTAACGGCGGTAAGCCCATCGAGAGCCAGCGTGAGAGCATCCAGCGCTATGGCAAGTCCGTGGATGCACAAGCCACCCTCGAAGAGATCCAGGAAGAGAACAAGAATGAACAGCAGGCGTCCATTGCGAACGTCCTTGAAGGAGCTATATAGTATGAAGAAGAAATTATCTGAGTGGTTGGTGCGCCTTGCGTGCAAGCTCAACCCACAAGTAGAAGTTCGTGACGGATATGTAGCCCGTCAGGTTGGCATCGGCATCCACATCGCCAAGAGTGATGTCCGTAAGTTCCGCAGTCTGAATCCGCAGTATAAGTCGCATCGCCAAGGCCTTGCCGCACTCGTTGAGGACACGAAGAAGAAGTCCCTGCTGAATATCGTTGCTGGCCTTGCTGATAGCGGTGCTGTAGACTTCAAAGTATCTCGAACTCCGTGGACTGCCGACGTGAGAACAATCCTAAAGGTGTATGTCCCCAAGAAAGAAGATTAACAAGCCGAAGGTCATTCACTATTGCAGGGAGTGTGCCCATGTGAATGTGGTGACCCGGTTCAATACATTGTCCGTGAAAGGAGAGCCTACACTTGGCGAGTGCCCGTATTGGAAGCAGAGCAGGTGTGTTCTCCTTTCGCAGTATTCATGTGAAAATTTCAAGTTGAAGATATGAGGTTAGAAGAATATCAGAGAAAAGCTATGACGACGTGCATGGAGGAGAGCAGGAACTTCTCCTACATGTTCCTCAACCTCGTCGGTGAGGTAGGGGAGTTCGCAAGCAAGGTGGCAAAGGCCATCCGCAAGGCGAAGGCTCTCATCGAATGGAACGTACTCATCACGGAGAGAGACTCAGCTATGACGGAAGAAGAGATTGAAGACCTACGCAAAGAGGCAGGAGATATACTGTGGCAGCTCAGTGGGCTGTGTACCGTCATGGGCTGGTCCTTGGAGGATGTTGCGCAGGAGAACCTTGACAAGCTCGCATCGCGCAAGCAGCGCCATGTGATAGATGGAAGCGGAGATAATCGGTAATGGCGAAGATTGGTAACCCAAATCAGCGGTCGAAGTATAAGGCGTTGAACGCACGACTGGCCAGGTACGTCGTACTTGTCCAGCAGATGTATGATGCCTACAACCTCGAGGCCGCAAAGTTGGCTACCAGCGTCAATTATGGCATGGAGAAGCCCTTCCGCTTCTCTGACTTCCCTACTACCACCAAGCGACTCAATGACATTCTCACGAACTGGAGGAGAGACCTCTCTGCAATCATCACCACCGGCACTACGAAGGAGTGGGGAAACAGTAACCTCACGCAGGATATGCTCGCTGACAAGGCACTTGCGTACTACTACGGGAAGTCGCACGGCAGGAGAGTGAGAAGGTACTATCAGAAGAACTCCGACGCGCTGAAAGCCTTTCAGACCCGTGTTGATAACGGGATGAATCTCTCGCAGAAGATTTGGGATCAGAGCAGAAACTACAAGACCGAACTCGAAGCCGCCGTGTCTGCAGGCATTCAGAAAGGCATGAGCGCAGTTACCCTCTCGAAGCGAGTCAGCAAGTACCTCAATGACTTCGACCAGCTGAAGAAGGACTACAAGGAACGCTACGGCAGAGAAGTAGACTGTTTGAACTGCGAGTATCGCTCCATACGCCTTGCCAGGTCGGAGATAAACATGGCGTACCGAACGGCAGAGCTGGAACGGTGGAAGCAGTTCGACTTCGTTCTCGGCTACGAGATAAAGCTTAGCCAGCAGCATGAGGCCCACATGCCACACGGCGACATCTGCGATGACCTGAAAGGTAAGTACCCAAAGGATTTCAAGTGGACTGGCTGGCACCCGAACGATATGTGCTATGCCGTTCCTATCTTGAAGACCGAGGAAGAGTTCTTTGCGGAAGATGAAGAGTCGGCAGGTAACGAGGTCACTGACGTGCCCGACCAATACAAAGAATGGTGCGCTTCCAATATTCAGCGAATCAAGAAAGCAGATAGAGGTGGCACCCTGCCGTATTTTTTGCAAGATAACCCCGACTTTCGTCAGTATCTCGGCGTAGACTACATCGCTGAATGGCGGCATAAGCATAGAGACGAAGATGCTATAAGGCTTGCTGCTTATAACCGGCAAATGATGAGTAAACACGGAGATAATTTAAGGATGCGTTCACTTCGTCGTCATGCCCATGCTATCGGTGCCGATATATCAGATGTAGAAAGACTTATTTCGAGTTCTGATTTGAAGTGGGATAAGTATGGCATTTCTGAAGTACTCGATAATGCTCTTGAAGAAGCAGAGGATAGGATTACGGAGCAAAGTCAAGAAGTGCACTTGTCGCACATAAAATTGAAGTCTTTGTTGAGCAGCATAAAATCATATAGAGGTCCCTATAGGGTGCAGTCTGTGATTGATGATATCGAGAAAGCTATAGATGGTTATACTCCATATACTCCGCCATACGGAAAAGCGTTTACAAAGGAGCAGTTTGAAGCTGTATACAAAAGGTCAGTAAAGACCTTGAAGGCTGAGGCAGCTAAAGCTGATGCTGCTAACCAGTTGGATATAGAGAACGCACTCGGCATCAAAAAGGGACACCCGATGTCATTCAAAGAAGCTGATGAGGGCCGTGGCAATATAAGGTACAAGCCCGGAATAGTTAACCCATACTCCGTAAACTGCCAAGTGTGTGTTGTCGCCGATGAACTTAGACGTCGAGGTTATGACGTCACCGCTCTTGGTAGGCTCTTGGATAGAGGAAAAGCTAATGAAGTGGCATATCATACTGAGCTTCCGTGGTTTGAAAAGGGAACTGGAAGGAGTGTGCATAAGAAGCGCATTACTCTTACCGGCAAGAAAGAAGAGCAAGTGTTCTCCGAACTCGATAGAATGACGAAAGCCAAAGGTCGGTATCATATAGATTGGGGCTGGAAAAGTGCTAATGGCAATGGTCATATCGTATGCTTAGAGCGAAGAGCAAACGGCTCTCTCCGCTATTACGACCCTCAGACTGGCTACATGACAGAATCTATGTACGATATTGAGAAGCTGATTAGTAGAATGGATGATAAGTATGCTCTCGGTGTTTTGAGAGTAGATAACTTGCTTGTTGAAAGCAAATATCTTCGCTCAATAGTTAAAGCTTTATAAATCTGGATAGAAGATAATTTATGAATAAGAAAGAAATCGTATATTTGCAAGTAGTATGGATAAGAAAAGTTATATTAAAAGAGACGATATTATTATTGAGAAGATGGCTGGGGCTATGAACCAGTTCGAGTTCCTCGTCAGAGATTATTATTTGGACTCCCCTTCTGAAAAAGGGAAGAAGAATACCGAGTTCTATAAAGAGATGAGTAAGACCATCACAGAATTTGAAAGAAGGATTGACGACATGCGGTATGCGTTAGACCATCCTGACGAGATACAAGGCTTTGATACAAGGTAATCAGTTGGAATATTGAAGTTACAAAAGAAACAAATGAGGATCAAGGCGTTGGCCCTCGCGTGCTAAAAGTTAAATAAAGTTTCCTTCAGCAATTTCATAAGATTTTCTTTTGCTGGTTTCAAACAATCTTCGTAACTTTACAGCAGAAATTAAGAAACATCGTTTTACTTCAAAATTTAAGAGCAATGAAAAAGTTTAGCATTTATCAGGTGAATGACGAGGCGAAGAATGCCCGTTACATCATGTATAGCAGTCTTGACTTCGTGCGCAAGAATTTCAAGCTGACACTCGACATCTACAACAAGGTGTACGAAGGAGAGTTCGACCAGCGAGGTCATGAGACCGACGTCTACAAGGTGTTAGATAATCTCTACCACATCTTCAACTTCAACCACCCGGAAGACTTCAAAGGTCACTCGCTCTCCGTGTCGGACATTGTAGAGATAGACGGAAAGTTCTACTACTGCGATGACTACGGGTGGCAGGAGGTCGAGTTCGAGGCTGCTGCATAGATTAAGAAACAAGAGTATTACCAAGAAACAACAGACATGAAAGAAAAAGTTCGCAAGATGGTCATGGAACTCCTGAATGATGAGTGCTATGACATGCAGGATGAGTTTACCGATGAAGAGATCGCTGAGGCCGTCGGAGAGATTGTTGCCAAGTTCAACGGCAACCGCCGTCAGGTCGTTCATGTGTCCCTCTGCGGTAACATGATTAAGGTTCGTAACGCCAAGCACTGGTCGTTCGTCAGTTTCTCCACTGGAGAGTTCACCGGCCTAAGTGAGTCGGAGGCGGAGATTATCGACCTTTCGAAGCCCATCGATGCCGATGGTGTTAAGAACCTCGTAGAGATGATAAACGCTGCATGGTACGCAGCAGTAAGTTAGTTATAACCCGTAAAATTTAAGAGCAATGAAAGAAAAGTTGGAAAAGATTGTCAACAGCGATGAGCTGTTGCATCGTCTTGTCTATCTGAAGGACAGGTGGCAGGATGAAGGAAAGTATGAATCGTTCGAGGCCTACGAGGATGCGATGAAGGTGAAGCTCACGAGTCTCGCTATCAAAGGTCTGGAATTTGTAAAGGGGACGAAGAGGCCGTTTGGCTTCCAAGGAGTCCTCGACGGCAAGAAGATTGCCGTGTTTGTCAAGTCGAGCGGAAGAATGTGCTGGCTTGCAGTGAAAGTCTATCGAGTTAGTTATCAATAGTAGTAATTAAGAAACAAGAATTATGGCACACAACATCGAATTTAAGGACGGAGCTTATAGCTTCGTAGAGAACGGAAAGAAAGAACGTGCATGGCACCAGTTAGGACAGGTGTTCGACGGCCCGATGACCGTCAAGGAAGCGTTGGAGCTTTCGCACGCTGACTACAAGGTCGAGCTGCACCCAGTGTTTGCAATGTCCCCGACGATAGCAGAGCACCTGGCATGGGAGAACTACAACGTCGAGCTGCTGCAGGATGAAATCCTTGATTGCATCGTACCGAACAAGAAGGTGACGATGAGGATGGATACCATGAAGCCGCTCGGCATCGTCTCCGACTCCTATGGCATCGTTCAGAATGAAGATGCCTTCAAGTTCCTCGACACCCTGCTGACGGGCCAGCTCACCGATAGCGAGCATGCTCCCGTCATCGAGACTGCAGGTGTCCTCGGCCACGGAGAGCGAGTGTTCATCACCGCAAAGTTCCCCGACCAAATCATTCTCGACAACAAGGGTGATGACCGAGTGGAGATGTATGTAGTCTTCACGACCTCACACGACGGCACAGGCGCAGTAAATTGCATGGTGACGCCTACCAGAGTAGTTTGTAACAACACCCTCAACTTCGCGATGAACCACAACGCAGGCAAGCTCTCCCTCCGCCACTCGTCGGGCATCATGACAAGGCTCGACCTCGCCAACAAGGAGAACGCTGAGTTTGCGTACAAGGCTTTGAACATGTTCAACGTCTACAAGAAGTCGCTTGAAGAAAGCTTCGAACACCTCAGAACCGTAAGGATCTGTGAGAAGGACTTGGATAACATCCTCGCCCAGGTGTTGCTTTCAGAGCCCAATCTGAAGATATATCAGCAGACCGGTAACATCAACCACGAAGACATCACTACGTTCGGAAAGAACGTGTTCAACAAGGCGAAGGAGACTATCTACTCTGGCGTTGGTCAAGAGTATGGCGAGAAGGGCACTGGCATGTGGCTCATCAACGGCCTCACGTCGTACTATCAGAACGAGGTGAACTACAAGAGTGAGGAGTATAAGTTTGACAGCATCCAGCAAGGTCAGGCAGCCAAGAAGGTGCAGAAAGCCTATGAGCTGCTGGCAGTGTAGGGTTCGGTTAGCATGTTTAATGATTAAAGAAGAAAGACTATGACACAACAAGCAAAGAACGCTCTCGCGTTGTATAAAGGCGGTAACCCGTCTACCATTAAGCAGCTGCTCATGCTTCAAAGCAAGAGCGTAGTGGAAGAACTTAAGCAGCACCACGGACTGAACGACCTCGACGCCCTGTCCGTAAGGTTGTCGCTTGGATAGTATTAACACGGGAGGGCGCAAGCTCTCCCATTTCCCATGAAAGTTATGAAAGGCAGTGAATCATTCAAGCAGACCATACAAGAGTATCTGCAAGTCCGCGCGAACACCGACGAGCAGTTCGCCAAGTCGTTTGCGAAGGAGAACAAGAACATCGACGAGTGCATCAACTTCATCCTGAACACCGTCAAGGAGAGCGGTTGCTGCGGCTTCGACGATGAAGAAATCTACGGCATTGCCGTCCACTACTATGACGAGGACGAGCTCGACCCGAAGTATCTGAAGGCAGTAGGTGGGAACGTCGTTGTCAACCATAAAGTGCAGTTGACGGCCGAGGAAATGGCCGAGCTTGCAGAGAAGGCAAAGAAAGACTACTATCAGCAGTGTCTTCAGAAGCAGAAGGAGCTCATCCAGCCAAAGAAGAAAGTCGTTAAGGAAGATGCAAGACAGCAAAGTTTGTTTTAGTATGAAGCCAAGGACGAAATATGAAAAGGAGGTAGTCGCACTCAGCAAGCGGCTACCACCTCTCTGCTCTCGGTATAAGAAGCAGGCAGAGCGGCTAATCGATTACAAAAAGGCCATTACCTTCAGGGGACGGAAGACGCACGTCGTCCATTTCCTCGTAGCGACCACGAAGGGCGAATGGCAGGTGCTTCGCCATTTCTATCTATACGCTGTGTTCAAGTACAAGAAGCTGGAGAAGTGCCAGTATCTCGAGTGCATGCAGCAGTGGTTCAAGGATGGCAAGTATGTGTTCATGGCATTGAACAGACAAATGGGATGGTGTGACGATGCTTGGTGTGCTGGCCAGCCGATGAGCATCAAGAAGACCTACGAGCATTGCTCCGCTCTCTGCGATCCCCGTCAGCTTGGGTATGACAAGGTGTTGTATGTGAAGGTGGCGAAGAAGTTCTCGTACCTACCGACGGATGACCAGGCTGGTTTCAGAACTGATGACATGTTCCGTGCAGTGAACACCAGCCCTATATGGGAGACGATGATAAAGAACAACCCACAAGCCTTCCGCTGGCTTAGCAGGTATGGCTTCCCGGACAGCAAGAAGAAGACCGCAGCCGTCAAGATAGCACTGCGCTACAAATACGACTTTATGAAGACAGAGTGGGTAGACCTCGTTGATATGCTTATCTACCTCGGTAAGGATGTTCACAACCCGAAGTTCGTATGCCCTGCAGACTTGAAGGCGATGCACGATGAGATCTGTGCCCTCGCTGAGAGCAAGCGCAGGAAGATACGGGACGCTATGGAGAAGAAGCGGCAGATACGCAACGAGCGGATGCTTGCAGAGCAGATGGAACGTCAGGCAAGACTCGCCAAAGAGAAAGCCGAGAGAGACAAGCTCGCAGCCGTCTACTACCCGAAGAGGCGCAAGAAGTTCTTCGGCCTGATTATCGCTGGAAAAGGTATCGAGATACGAGTCCTTCAATCGATAAACGAGTTTATGGAGGAAGGAGTCGCTATGGGGCATTGCGTGTTCGCGAACTCCTATTACGACTTGCAGAAGCATCCGAACAGTCTGATAATGTCAGCGAAGATGAATGGGCACCGCGTCGAGACCATAGAGGTAGACCTCGCCGACTACAAGGTAGTACAGAGTCGGGGAAAGCATAACTCCGTCACGCCTTACCACAACACCATCGTTGAGCTGGTAGAGGCTAATATGGAACAAATCAAAGTTATTAACCAGAGTAAGAATAGGAGGATAGTTTAGTATGAATAAAACGAAGAAATTGAAAGACTTGAAGAAGGGCGACCGTTTGTGGTTGCATGACTTCACCGGCACCACGCCAATTCTCGTTGAGAACGCAAAGCGTCAGGGCAACATTGTTACCGTTAGCATCAAGTGGGATGAGTCTGAGTACGAAGCCTATGGCCCGGCTCTTGGCTTTAAGTGCGTGTCGCTCCCGATTCGCCATAGCGAAGACATGGTGTTCACTACAGACATGAACGCCGCTGAGTACGAGACCGAAAAGAGGCAGAAGTATAGACTAGATGCTCGTATCGCCGATGCAATGCGGACATTGAAGAGAGAATTATTTTGATAGGAATAACAAGGGAGTAATGCGGACAGTGACTATTCGCTTCCGTCAGCTGTCCGCCTCCCTATTAGAAAGGAATTAAACAAAAGGAACTATGAAACTGACAAGCATTACATTCACAGGAATTGACGAACACACGGACTTGGAGCACGTCGAGCAGATTTCGCAGTGTTACCCATACGTGGAATGGGGCGTGCTGACGAGTTATCACTGGCATGAGAACGGCAACCGCTATCTCGACCCTGAGTTTATGAGCCTGTTGCGAGGCAGGGGGCTGAACCTTTCCCTGCATATTTGTGGCTCTGCAGTCCATGATGCAGCCGTGAAAGAATGGGATAAGATAGACGAGCTGACCAAAAGCAACCTCGATATTTTCAAACGCGTGCAGCTGAATATATCTGGGAGGAAAGACAGTCCGGCTTTTTGCTGGATCCCTATCATTATAGGACAGGAGTTGATAGTGCAGCAGAAAGGGAGTGATAACATAGCCCTTTTCAATGCAACGGTGAAGCACTGGAGAAAACGGCCTTATCCGCATCGTGACGTTATCAGCGTACTACTCGATGCGAGCGGTGGCCGAGGCATTGACACTCCCATTGAAATACTCGATACCAAGGAGAAAGTCGGCTATGCTGGAGGCATCAACCCCGACAACGTGGCCGACAAACTTACTTACCTCTTTGAGAACGTCCACAACGGCGAGTTTTGGATTGACATGGAGAGCGGCGTGCGCGACGCTGACGACTGGCTCGACCTTAACAAGGTGGAGCAAGTGCTTAAGGTGTGCGATCCTATCATCAAGGAACACGAAAGCAAGATGCAGCGATAGCAAATTCAATGAGAATAAGACTATGTTAGGAGACATCAAAGGCTATTGCAAGCTGAAATCGACCGAGCATTGCTTCATCGGGTATAACCGAGATGCAGACCCAAAGGGGTACGAAGACATCAAGGCCGAGCTGATGAGAGCACCCTATGTACGAATTATCGACATCGCTGTCGACGGCAGCGGATTCCTCTGCCTTGAGCCGAAGGGTCGTGCCTTGGTGGACGTCCGCTCGATGGACGACGTTGAGAGGTGGTTCGAATGCCGTGTGCGTGGCGAGGTTGTCCTTCCGAAAACCGACGACGAGGTGCAGCTCATGGTTGAGATGGGTAAACGTCTTTGTCGCAAGGGTGGCTACAACCGCATCTTAAAAGGCATGGTGATACTCAATTCACTACGCGTCGGAGAGTTTAATGATGACTTTTTATTTGAAAGGCGATGACGGAAGAAGAAATAAAGCTTAGGCTATTTGAGTGTATCGCAGCGCATTCAAAAGAGTTATGCGACCACGGGCGGTATATGCGTCCAGAGAATGTTGCATACCATGTGAATGACGTATACGAAAGGTTGTTTGCAAAAAATAACGAATAGATATGACACAAGAAGAAATCAATGACAGAATGGAAGCATGCCCTTGGAGGGAACGCCCACTTGGAGACCCTTATGTCTGCACAAGATTCTTTGGTACTACAGTACCATGTGACGGTCGTTGCTCATGGGTGGTAGATTATCCGAAATTAAAAGAATTAGAATCAAAAAGGAATAAATTATGACCGACGAACAATACAAAAGAGCCGTTCAGATACATGAGCGACTGGGTGAACTCCAAAAGGTAAAGAAAGAGATCGAAGGCACCAGAGAACACCGTCTATGGTATGCTTACAAAGGCAGTAGCGATTGGCATCTCACAACCGAGTGGGTCATGCGCTACATCAGCGAACTGCTCGACAAGCACGACACCATGATTCGTGCAGAGATAGAAGAAGAAATCAGCAACCTGCTAAATGAAATAGAAACGTTATGAAGGCAAAATTAGTAAATGGAACTGAGGTTGAGATAAACCCTCAAGAAATATATGAAACGTCTTATGGTGATAAAGTAATCATATTACAAGTAGGCAAGAGAAAAGGAAAATCAACGTGTTATCTTTGTAAAAGTTTAAGCGTATGAGACCAACGGAGAAGTAGAAAGGAGAATAAGTTATGAAAGCTTCAGAATGTAAATGTGTGGAATGTGGCAAGCAAGCTGTAGCCTTCTACCCGTGCGTCAACCCAGACGTACCGAGTAACCCCTATTGCGCAGACCACCTGTATGATGCCATGGTAGACATGGCGAAGGCTGTCTGGCCGAATGACAAAGGCATGCAAGCCATCGCGAAGGCCCAGGCAACGAAAGCAAGAGAAAAGTATAAACAAGTTAAAAAGTAAAAATATGAGACCGAAATTCAGAATTGGAGATATAGTCATCAGGAAACCCTTACCTAAATATGAGGGCTACGGACAGCCGGTTATTATTATTGAAAAAATAACTGATAAATACTATTTTGGTGTCTCTACTGCCTTTGATACTAAAGTGGGGTTTGACATAGAACACCAAGATGACTTTATGCTGTATAAGCCAAGTTTCATAAAAAGAATTAAATGCTGGTTTAATAAGATTAAATCACAAAAAGTGAGAGTATGAAGAAGATTATGTTCAATGATGAGTACGGGCTGACCAAAGCCGTACTCGCTGGGTGTAAGACGATGACGAGGCGCATCATCAAAGGCGACTTTGAGAACATCAAGGCGTATCATGCAAATGGTGATTGGCATTTCATCGCTGACACGAAGGAAGGAGAGTCGGTAGAACTGAAGCCTGCTTATAAGGTTGGTGATGTTGTTGCGGTATCCCAGCGGTATTCAGACATCCCGATGGAGCACTTGACAGCTGACGTCGATGAGCCCTTTAAGAAGTATCTGCAGAAGCAGATAATAAAGCAGTCGGCTGGTTACAAGAACAAAATGTTTGTCCTTGCGAAGTTGATGCCATATCGCATCCGCATCACTAAAGTGAGGTTTGAACGCCTTGGAGACATCAGTGACGAAGACTGCGAGAGAGAAGGACTCGTTCCCGTTGCCTACCCCGTATATGACGGAGATGTATTGAAAAAGGTCGTTAGAGGCTATTCGCTATACTCGTTTAAGGATGACATAGAGAACCCGTGGGCGCCCAATAACCCTTCACACTATATCGGTGCAGACAGGCGCACGGCATTCGCTGTTCTCATCATGAAGATGTATGGAAATAAAGTTTGGAACGCCAACCCTTGGGTGGCGGTATATTCGTTTAAGCTTGTAAAGTAAATTGAAATGAAGAAGATAGTATTGTTAGCACTTCTCGCCATGATAATGGCAGGGTGTGAAAAGAAAGGCCACAAAGGTGGCAGTGTTGATGGCTATGACATTGTTATCGTTGATAGCTGCGAGTATATAATCAGCACCTATAATTATGGTGGAGTTATGGCTCACAAGGGTAACTGCCGCTTCTGCGCCGAGCGCAACCGCCGCATGATCCGTGAGCAGGTAGATAGCATTTTAACTGAAATATTCGACTGATATGGTACAAGACGAAAGATTCAACGGCGGAGCAACCCACATTGATTTAGGTGGAGGTTTGACACTTCCCCTTCCCGTTCCCAAGGATGGCATGAAATGGGGACTGCGTTGGTATGACACCCCAAGCGGTGAGATACTGCCGAGCCTTCTTGAAGTGCCCAAGGATGAAGAAAACTCCACGTGGTTTAATGAATATCCGAAGTTTAACAAAGTACAACTACCATTACCAAACAAATGAAAAGCAAAATCATCCAAGCAACAGGTAGATAGTATATTAACCGAAATTTTTGACTGATAAAAAGTAGAGCTATGATAGAGAAAAACAAGATGTACATGGTGTGGCAGCTTAAGTCCGATGCGATCTGTCCGGTCTATGCCTACTCTGATAACGGGAAAGTTGTAGCTTACCACCATGTAGACGATAGAGAAATACAGTTGCCTAACACAGAGCAGTTCTTCAATTCAGAGAGCGATGCGAAAGACTACCTCGCCGAGAGGATACAAATCTTGAAGATGAAGGCTATCGACGTTGAAAAGACTCTCGAAAACCTATATAACTGGGAGCGACACTACGACTCTGAAGACTCTGAGATTTGCGTAGAAGACTTCCTCCCGTATGGCGTGCGCCAGAAATACATCGAGCAGGGCAAGAAAGATGCTGCGGAAGTGATAAAGCGTTTGGCGAGATGTGCGAGGACACAAGTCTTTGAGATTGGTAGTACCTCGATGCCACTTGATAAGGTGGACCACATTGAATGGCAAGATAGGCACAGCCTCGCGACGGTAGTGCTTGATAGCGGAATACGGATTACTGCAAAGGACTTCGAGGAGTACGACTTCCTTTGCTGTCTATACGACCACTACAATGACAGAGCTTCACATAAATTTAGATTGATATGACAAGAAAAAAGTTATCCGAAATGACACCCATGGAGCGTGTCGTACAGCGAATGAAAGGTTTGACGTGGGATGAAGCCGAGGAAGTCGGCATTGAAATCCTCGCAAAATGTGTGGCGTTACACGTCTATTCCAGGAAAGAGGAACATTACCCCTTTAAGTTGATGAAGCGTGTATGCAAGCGTGCTGATGAATGGGCTCACGAAGAAGGAGTCCCAGCTATGCTCGCTATGGCCGCAATGGGGCACAGACTCGAGAAAGAAGGAAAGTAGAAAGCTCTTAATTTTTTTATATTTGTTTTAGGTTGCCCTGCCAGTCCGAGAGGATAGGTAGGGCTTTTACTTAATTTGCTTAAAAAGATTGTTTTTATTTGTTAAAAGTATTTGTAATTCAAATAGTTTGTGTAATTTTGTAGCAAGAAACAGGAGCATGAAGATATATACGAGCTATTTTGCCAAGGGTAAGACACTCAGAGCGCAAGGGATAAAGATGATTAGCATAGCTTTATTCTCGCCCTCGAACATCAAGTGTAGTCATTTGATGCAGGTCGCCCCCACCTATAGTATCTTGTACGACAAGTATCGTACCGAAGAGAGGTATACGCACCGCTACTACCACGAAGTGCTTGGTAAGCTCAATCCGCAAGAAATCCTCAACATGATAACAACCATCGGGCAGGGGCAGGATGTTGCTCTCTGCTGCTACGAGAAGCCCGGCGACTTCTGCCATCGGCATCTGCTTGCGCAGTGGCTCATGGATAACACGGGTGTTGTCATTGAGGAGTTCGGCACCACGAAGCCAGTGCCAAAGGAAGGAATGTTGTTTTAGTGCCATAAGACAAGGACGCTGGAAAGACAGCTGACGGCCCGGAAAGACGGGTACATGACGTCGTAGCTCAGTAGGTAGAGCAACGGATTTTTAATCCGTGGGTCTTGGGTTCGAGTCCCAACGGTGTCACAAAAACCTTTTCATTATGAGTAAAAAGAAGATATTGGTAATCGCCCCTCATGCCGATGACGAAGTTCTTGGATGTGGAGGCTACCTGCTGCATCAGGCGAAGCTCGGTGCAGAGATATGGATTGTTATTGGTACCGTCGGCGGTCTTGACAAGCGTCAGAAGTTCGATGTGAGGCACCGAGAGCTGGTTGCTGTCCTTCGCAATCTGAATGCGAAAGGGTTCTACATCTACAAGGACAAGGATGCGATGCTCGATACCATTTCGTCATACGAACTCACGAAGAAGATTGATGCTTACATCGACAGCTTCCGCCCCGATGAGATATTCATCAACTATCGGAGCAGACACCAAGACCACATCAAGATGTACGATTGTGCGATGGCGTCCATCAGGCTTAGGGAGGGCTACATGCCAAAGTTCGTCGCTCTCTATGAGTACCCGTTTGTGTCTGACGGCCTTGATATTGTTAGAGGCGGTAAGGTGTATCACGACATCACCGATGTTATTGATACGAAGACCAGGCTGTTCGGACTCTATGAGTCGCAGGTTCGAATGCCGCCTTCGCCACTCAACAGCAACGGGATCAAGACGCTTGCAGCTATCAGAGGTCTGGAATGCGGCATGAAGTATGCCGAAATGTTTTACGTTCAAAAGATGGTGCTATGAATATCGTTACCATACATCAGCCAGAGCACTTGTCGTACCTCGGACTCTTCCACAAGATAGCGATGTGCGACACGCTCGTCCTGCTTGATAATGTGCAGTATGAAAAGAACTATTTTCAGAACCGCAACAGAATCAATACAATGGATGGAGAGAAGTATATCACAGTTCCGGTCACCAATACCCACGGCCCGATTTCAGAAGTTCAAATTGTAGACTCTTATTTCAGCTTGCAGTGTAGGAAGAATGCGAAGACTATCGCAGCTGCATATAGGAAATGTCCCTATTGGAAGGAGTATGGCGAGATGTTCATTATGGAATACATGTTCAGTAGGACACGAAGCCTTGCCAGCTACAACGAAGCTCTTCTGAAGCTCGTCTTGAAGATACTCGGCATTGACGTGAAGATATACAAGGCGAGTGAGATTGGAGCGAAAGGACACAAGACCGACCTGCTCGTAGACATCTGCAGACTCATTGGTGCGGACAAGTACATTTCCGGAAAGAGCGGACGAGACTACCTCGAGCTGGAGAAATTTGCCATACCAGTGGAATTTCAGCAGTTCACTCATCCTATCTACACGCAGTACGGAAAGACGGAGTTTACCCCTTATATGAGCGTCATAGATGCGATATTCAACGTAGGCCCCGAAATTATGAACATCATAAAAAGTGTAAATCATGGCTAAGAAAGGAAGGATCAAGCTCGAGTACCTGCCAATAGAGGACTTGAAGCCTGCAGAGTACAACCCTCGTAGAGTTACCGAGGAAGACAGGAGAGACATCACGGAGAGCATCCGCAAGTTTGGATTTGTAGACGTGGTGACAGTGAACCGCAACCCCGAGCGCTTTAACGTCATCGTTGGTGGTCATCAGAGAGTGATGATTGCCAAGGAGGAGTTAGGGCATATCGAGGTACCCTGCATCTTCGTAAACCTCAACCTCGAGGACGAGAAGGAGTTGAACATGCGATTGAACAAGAACACGGGTCGTTGGGACTACGACAAGCTGCAGAAGTTCTTCACCGTAGAATGGTTGAAGGGCGTCGGCTGGAAAGACCAGGAGCTCAACTTCTTTCAGTCCGAGTTCGAAAAGAAGTTCAACTCTATCACGAATCAGAACTGCGACATGCCTATAGTGCCGAAGTTCTCGGAGAAGTACGATGCAGTCATCATCATCTCGAAGAATAGCATTGACACCGCCTTCTTGGAGACCGCTTTGAAGATTGGCAAGGAGAAATCCTACAAGAACTCTCGAACTGGCAAGGCGATGATTATCGACGTAGAACATTTCAAGAAAGCGTTGGGAGGCGAGTAGCATGGCTGTAGAAATCAAGATAGTTATCCCCTCGATGGGTCGTGCCGAAAGGGTTATCACGAAGCACTGCATCAAGAATGCGATACTTTGTGTTCCAGAGTCGGAGGCAAAAGCCTATGCAGAGCACAACCCAGGCATGGATATACTCACACACCCCGACAGCCTTAAAGGGCTGACATTGAAGCGCCAGTTCATCTATGAGCATCACCCAAACGTATTTATGATAGATGACGACATCAAGCACATCAATCGCTTGTATGTTGAGAAGGGGGAGGTGCCTGCGTTGGATCCTGATGAGGCCTACGACGTTATTCAGTATATCGGCAACTGCGCCAAGCTCGCAGGGTGCTATCTGTTCGGGCTGAGCAAGGAAGGAAACCCGCTGACGTATAATGAGTTCAAGCCGATATTCCTCAGTGGAGTGCTGAACGGCTCTATAGGGCTGCTCGAAGGCAGCAAGCTGTATTTCCATAAGAATGCTGTTGTCAGCGAGGACTATTGGATTTGTGCGCTGAACGCCTATCTGAATAGGATGTGTTGGATTGACAACCGCTTCTCGATAGTCGGCACGTCGACATTTGGAAATCCCGGTGGCTGCGCTAATTATAGGACGAAGCGGCAGGAGATGGAAGACACCTTGTTCCTTCGCCAGTGCTTCGGTGAGGTCATCAAAATCAAGGAGGACACGATGCTGGCGAAGAGGAAGCACGAGTTTCAGCGCTCTCTCTCTCTGCCGTTCTGACGCGCCAATAAGTTAAACCCAGTTAATGGTTTGCTGGTATCAATTATTATTCGTACCTTTACATGAAGGTTAAGAAACAAATTTGTTAAACGAAAACGTAAGAGATTATGGCAGATTATCAGGTAAGAACAAAGCATGGATATGACTTCTTCGAGGTTGCTTCGATCTTGCAGAAGTCTATTCGTCGCTGTGATGAGAAGCAAGCAATGTATTGGGCTGTAGAGCTGTACGAAAGTGGCTATGCGAAGTATGTATGGAAGCGCATGATTATCATGTCAAGTGAGGACGTTGGTCTTGGCGACCCGTACATCAACATGGCGATAGTGAACTTGAAGGCATCGTATGATTTCCTTGCATCGTTGAAGGAGAGGGCGAAGCCAGAGAAGCTTCCCTTCACTCAGGCGGTGCTTATGCTCGTGCATGCACACAAGTCGAGGTTCGTTGACTTGGCAATATCTATCTACTGGCAAGAGAATGAGAGGAAGCGATATGAGATTCCCGACTACGCCTTCGATATGCACACTCGCAGAGGAAAGGCGATGGGCAGGGGTCTCGACCACTTCTACGACGTTGCCAGCCACATTGAGAACGCAAGGAAGATGCCCAATGAGGAGGAGTTTGAGCGCATTGCAAGAGAAGCGGACAAGGCTGCATCCTCGCATAGCCAGCAGGAGTTCAAGGAGAACATCAGCTGCACTGTCGAGGAGGCGAACCGAAACGCCCAGCCAGACTTGTTCGAAGGGATGTAGTAAAGTATTGAAGCTATGAGTCGAAAGAAGGAAGCTAAACCGAAGTTTGCCGACAAGAAGCAAGAGTTCCTCGCAGCTCTTGATGACCACGGCGGGAATATCACAGCCGCTTGTATGGCAACAGGCATAAAGTCCCGTCAGACAGTTTACAACTGGATGAAGGATCAAGATTTCAAGTCACAAGTTGATGCCATTAACGAGGCATCCATTGACTATGTAGAGTCGAAGCTGATGACCGCCATTCAGCAGGATAACATCACAGCGATAATATTCTACCTAAAGACCAAGGGGAAGAAGCGTGGGTATGTAGAGACGATAGAGAATCAGATTACCACGAATCCTTTTCAGAACTTGATGCAGAAGCTTGACGAGGAAGAAGACAAGAGTGAGGAATGAGCGAAGATAGGTTTCTTGCCCGTATGAGGGCGTGGAGGGAAGACTGGTGTCTTTTCGCACGCGATGTCCTTGGTGCGAGACTCGACTCCGAGCAGAAAGCTATTCTCCATGCCTTTCAGCATGAGAACATGGTCGCTGTCGCTTCGGGCGTAGCAAGGGGCAAGGACTATATCGCAGCTTGTGCCGCCTTGTGCTTCATGTACCTCACACCTCGCTTCGGTAAGAACGGAGACCTTGTCAGCAACACGAAGGTGTTCATGACCGCACCGACTGGAAGACAGGTAGAAGAGATCATGATGCCCGAGGTGTCGAGGTTGTATCGCAAGGCAGGGATGCTACCTGGCAGGGAGCTCTCTACGTCGATAAGGACGGACTACAAGGAGTGGTTCCTCACTGGCTTCAAGGCTGATGACCAAAACATGGAGGCGTGGTCTGGACTGCATGCTAACAACATCGCGTTCATTGTCACGGAGGCGTCAGGTATGTCGGAGACGATTTTCAGTGCCATAGAAGGTAACCTGCAGGGCAACTCGCGCCTGTTGATATTGTTCAACCCGAACGTCACTACCGGCTATGCAGCGAGGGCTATGAAGTCCGAACGCTTCAAGAAGTTCCGTCTTAATTCCCTCAATGCCGAGAACGTCGTATCTAAGAAGAACGTGATACCCGGACAAGTGGACTGGCGATGGGTCGATGATCATGTGAAGTCGTGGTGTACGCCCATACGGAAGGATGACTTCAACGAAGGAGAGGGAGACTTTGAATGGGAAGGTCGTTTGTATAGACCGAACGACCTGGCACGAGTGAAAATCCTCGGCTTGTTCCCGAAGGTCGGCAAGGATGTCCTTATCCCCGTCGAGTGGATAGAACTCGCTAACAAGCGGTGGGAGCAGCTGCGCAAGGACGGCTACGACCCGTACCTCAAACGCTCTGCTCTGATTGGTGTCGACGTGGCTGGCATGGGTCGTGACTCCAGTGTCCTTTGCCCGAGATACGGCAACTACGTCAGCGAGTTCATCATTCATGACTCTGCCGGCGAAGCCGACCACATGCACATCGTTGGGCTGGCGAAGACGCAGAAGAACAGAGGTTTGTATCTGAAGAACAAGGTCTTCATCGATACCATCGGAGAAGGTGCTGGCGTCTACTCTCGCTTCGTGGAGCTTCATGAGAAGAATGTGTATTCGGCAAAGGTGTCGTATAGTGCGAAAGGACTCCACGACGTTACGGGAGAATATGAGTTCGCCAACATGCGTGCCTATCTGCATTGGGCTGTCAGAGATTGGCTGAACCCGAAGAACGGATACGGCCCAGCCTTACCTCCCGATGATAAGTTTGTCGAGGAAGCTACAGAGATTCATTGGAAGTTTCAGAGTGACGGGAAGATTATCATTGAGCCGAAGGATGACATCAAAGACAGGATAGGCAGATCGCCTGATAAGTTCGATGCTCTGAGCCTTACTTTTTGGCCGAGAGACTACAATTCCGTATCTGATGAAGAAATCCTGCGAGACTTTTTATAATGAGAAATATAGAAGATTTTTTGGTTGTTTGAGAAAAAAGCTATATCTTTGCACTGTTTCTTAATTACTACCAGTGGGTTTATGCTCTTAAATTTCCTGCTGGATGGTAATACTCTTGGTGCGTTTGACTTGTGAAAGCCGAACGCATTTTTTGTAAGTAACAGTTAAAGCCACGCGTGCCTTAAGAAAGCCAAAGTTAAATAAAGTTTCAGCATGCAATTTATTAAGTTTTTTATTTGGAGGTTCCAAATAATAAGCGTACCTTTACCATGCAATTAAGAAACAAACAAAATTTAAGAGCAATGACAAAGCAAATTTTCATCTACGGAAACTTCGATACCAAGACTATCGGTTATCGTGAGAACCTCCTCGATTATCAGGTTGGTGACTACACTGTTGTTAAGCAGAAGAACGATATGGTGTACGCACTTTTCGACCTCTCCGAAGGTGAGTTCTACGCCTTCAAAAAGCATTTCAACCACGTCTGCAAGGAGAGCAGAGGCCGTGAGTTCCACCAAACTCTCAACCTCGTAGTAGAGCGAATGATTGGCTACTCAACCGAGGAAGAAGCAGAGAAGCTGAAGAAGATGGAGCTGGAGAAGGAGGACGCTTTAGTAGCACTTTTAGAAAGATACGGATTTTAGAATACCAGTGAATTAAGAAACCATAAGTTTAACAATTAAAAATTTAAGAGCAATGAAAAAAGTTGGTAATTTCACGAGAGAGACATTGAAGAATGGCGCAAAGGTTAAGGGAGGCCATCGAGTTAAGTACGTTTCTGAGGACAAGGAGTTTATCATCCTGCAGACAGTCTTCGGCTATTATGTAGGCATCTACCTCACATACGAGAGCGACGGAGCCCATGTAGACTTCGAGCGCACACCTGCCAGTCAGGATGCTTCCTTCAACAGTCTGGAAGACTGCAAGAAGTTCTATAAGGTAGGAGAGTTTGCCGAGGATCCTGCAGAAGTAGAAGAACCTGCAAAGGAGGAGGTCAAGGAAGAAGAACCCGAGCAGGAAGAAGAGCAGAAGCCCGCTTGTCAGAAGCCTCGCGTCGACAAGTTTCAGAAGCAGTACGACGAGATGAAGGCCAAGCACCCGGATGCTATCATTCTCTTCCACATGGGAGGCTTCTATGAGGCATACAACGAGGATGCAGAAGCTATTGCAGCAGTCCTTTCCCTCTCTACCATGAGCAATGACAACAAGCGCATGGCACGCTTCCCAGAGCATGCACTTGACATCTACCTGCCGAAGCTCGTCCGTGCTGGAAGAAGAGTTTGCATCTGCGACCAGCTGGAAGACCCGAAGAAGATGAAGAAGCTCGAGAAGGTAGAGAAGAAGGCCCCGAAGAAGACCTCGAAGAAGGTTGTCAAGAAGGAAGCAGAGGAGCCCGAGAAGGTCGCCACCTTGAAAGTTACCCAGTCTGGTGGTAGCAAGGGCATGGAAGCCATGAGAGAGGTGTTCATCAAGATGTGTGAGGAGCAGGGCTTCGACATTGACAAGACCTGCATCAAGCAGAGCAAGGAAGACACGAGCCACGGCACGCTTGTCGGTTACAAGGAGAAGAAGGCTATCGTAGAAGTTGCCTGGAACCGCAAGGAGGAGGGCAAGGAGCGCAAGTACTACATCGGATAAAGATAAGAAAAGAGTGAGGCGGTGAGATTGCATCAAGCCGCCTTTTTGTTTTGAACCAGTTCAAGAAAAGTATATTATGAAAAGAGAAGAAGCTTTCAAGTTAGCAATTATAGTGTTGAAGAACCAGTTCAACTATGTAGGCAATGGAGATTCGCCACACCCGTATGACGTTAATTACAATGAAGACTTCAAGTGCGTCGAAATGTTTGGTACCAATGTCGACGATTTCTTCTGGCTGGAAGAGATAAGCATCGCTGCCGAGGCGGCAAGACTCAGCTACTATTGCAGGTATGATAAAGAACGAGGCAAGGTAGTAGGTCATATCTACTAAGCATTTCCAGCGTCCACATAAGTGGCAATCAGGTTGGCGGCATACCTATAACAGGTGTGTCGCCTTTTGTTTATCATAGGTGCAAAAAAGCCTTTCAAAGTGTTAATATTATTTCTCTTATAAATAGGTTTAAGGAATTTGTCGTATCTTTGCTATGCTTTTCAAGCAAGCGTATCATGCTGTACGCTCAACAGGAATAGTCGGCAAACTCTGCATTGCTCTTAATAGACGATGTGTTTCTTAATTCCATGTGTCGATGATGGTCTGTGTGCTACGGCGGCGCAGACCATCTTTTGTTTCACTAATCTAAAGCTAAGAGTAATGAGCAAACATTTCCAGAAAATTCTGAAAGCGTTGAAAACGAGCGATGACGTGAAGGCACTCGGTTTCGACAAGGATGAGATTAAGCGTCTTGCTTCTTCCATTGACAAGAAGCTGAATCTCGAAGATGATGCCTCCGACGAGGACGTAGAGAATGCTATCGAAGAAGCTGTCGAGAATGCACTCCCGTACCTCAAAATGGCCCAGAGCACGGCATCCCGTATCGTTAAGAAGAAGTTGGCCAAAGTCAAGAAGGACGAGGACGATGACGACGAGGACGATGACGACGATGACGGCGAAGGCAGCGATGATGATGAGGACGATGACGAGCCCCCTGTCAAGAAGGCTCCGAAGGGTTCCAAGAAGCAGAATCGCACTTCCAAGTCTGCAGACGATGACGACGAGACGAAAACGCTCCTGAAGTCTATCTTGAAGAAGATGGATAAGCAGGATGAGGTCATCGCCAAACTCAAGAGTGGCAATGTAGCGGACAAGCGCCGCTCAAAGCTCGAGAAGTTGCTGAAGGACACTGGCACGTTTGGCAAGCGCTATCTGCGCCAGTTCGACAAGATGAACTTCGAGGATGACGATGAGTTCGACGAGTTCCTCGATGAGATCAAGGAAGACTTGGAGGAAACCAATCAGGAGAGAGCCAACGCCGGATTGGAGAAGCTTGGTCTGAAGACTGCCCCCGAGGGTAAGAAGGACGGCAAGCAAGACGTAGTAGAACCGTATAAAGACGACGAGCTGAAGGAGTTGGCTAATCAGCTCTAAGTCTAAAAACAAAGAAAAATGGCAAACCATACCTATGGAAAATCGGAGGCATTCGAGTTCGGTAACGATGCGATTGTCATCCGTGTCTTTGGTAAGTCTGTGATTGACGGGCGCATGCTCGACACTACCGGCTACACCGAAGGCTACATCCGCAAGGGTCAGCTGATTATCCGTGACGATGCAAACGGTGTCAGCAAGCCCATGCCTGTGAGTAATGGAGCTTATGGCTCCCTGCCCCAAGGCTACCGCTATGAAGGCGTCGCAAAGTCGACTGTCTCCGTTGACGAGCCTTGGGTTGGTGTCATGTACGAGGGCGAGGTGAACGATGTGGCAAGTCCGTATCCTCTCACTTCCGCAATGTTAACCGCGCTGAAGTCTGCTCTCCCCGAGCTGGCATTCATGCACTCTTAAAGAAAGGAGTTAAGCTATGGCAAAGAACGTATCCCTTTTCAAGAAGTATGTTGACAAACTGACTCCGAGACTTCAGAAGCTCGTTGAGATGGTCAACGAAAAGCGCAAGGACACGCGCACGTATCTCCACAAGGATAGCAATATCCTTCGCAAGGAGTACAAATCGGATAACAAGTGGGAAGCCGCTTCCGTGAACACCACGTACATTGCTGCCGACTTCATGGCGTTTGATTCGCCCGTCGACATCAAGACGCGCCCCGCTCTCTCGAAAGCCAACGGCAAGCTGCCGAAGGCCGGTATCGGTCGTAACATCACCGAGTCTGAGCTCACCGACCTTCAGGTCATGGAGGCACAGGGCGGCAATGATGCACGTATCGCAAGGAAGATTGCTGATGACCTCGTATTCTGCAACGTCGGCCTCGATGAGCTGTACGAGTGGGCTTTCCTCTATGGTCTGTATTGGGGCTTTGTCGGCATGCCCGACATTGACAACCCTCAGAACATGATGGTGCTCAACTTCCAGTATCTTGATGCCAACACCTTCGGTACCGAGACGAAGGGTGTCATCACCCTCGACGACATCGACCGTGTTATTGACGCTATCAACGGCAATCAGGACAGCGTAGACTGCGTATGGATCAGTAAGGCAGCTCTGAAGGAGCTTCGTCAGACTCGTGCCGCCCAGGAACTCGTTGCCGACTATGATGAGAAGACGTACACCAACAACACGACCTTGAAGACTCCCACCGAGAAGAAATTCCGTGAAGTCTTCGAGGATGAGTACGAGTGCACGCTCCGCGTCATCGACCGCACTGTTACCTTCGAGAAGAACGGCAATAAGATTAAGCGTAAGCCTTGGGGCAATGAGCGCGTCATCTTCACCTGCAATCCCACCGTTGGTACCTTTGCGTATGGTCAGCTGGCCGAGAACCGCAACCGCGTAGCTGGTGTTAGCTATAACCTCATCGACGACTACAAGCTCATCAGCCGTTACTCCGTCAACGACCCGTCGTTGGTAGAGAAGACCACTGGTCAGGCTATCGCAGCTCCGATCATTGAGGACGTAGACCAGATTTATGTCCTCGACAGCACGAAGTCGGTAGAGGTCGACACTACCGAAGAGGCCAAGGACACCGATGATGAGTACATCACCTACGAGACCAACAAGTACGCCAAGGCAGCCTTCGTGACCGCTCTGAACGCCATCACTGGCGGACGTCTGACCGCAACTTCGACGGATGATAACATCCTTAAGAAGGTGAACACGCTCAGCGAAGAGCAGGAGGAAGCTTTCAAGGCCTCTATCGAAGGAACTGAAATTTCTTAATTGAAGTGAACGTATGAAGACAATCAGCCAAGCACTCATTGATAAGGTCCACTATCCGCTGCCGGAGGGCTATGTCGAGAACGTCTGTGTAGAGCGTCAGCTCGAAATGGAAGAAGCCTATACCTACGAGGTGTCTCAGTCCGGCAACTTCAAGGGCGCTGTGGCTGATTGCCTTTACTCTCTCGTACAAGCTATCAACTTCTCGGAGGCAGATAAGTCCATCGGCAATCTGACCGACGAGCAGCGTAAGCTCATTCTGCGACAAGCAAATAGACTCTACGAGGAGATTGGCGAGCCCATCAAAGATGACGGCAAGCCTATCGTGTATATAGGAGGATGATATGGGAGTACTGAAGATGACACCTTGCTGCCTATACAAGTCGATAGTCACGAAAGGATATGTCGATGCGAACGGGAACAAGCACCCCGGCACCACCACCTACGACAAGTACATGAAGTGCGATGTCGTACCTGCTGGCCAGTCCAACGAAAAGGACTTCGGTGACGGCATCCTGCAGACCTATACCTACACCATCTATGTGTACGATAAGAAGTGTAAGGATTTCGAACTTGGAGAAAAGATAAAGTTCTTGAAGGACGGAGTTCTCAGCAAGGAATTTCTCGTGAAGGGTTTTCATCGCTACCAGCACCAATGTAAAATCTGGATTTGATGCCTATCAAGTGCACTACCGACCCGAGGCGTTTTGACGAACTCCTAAAGACTATCAGAGAGATAGTGTTTAGCGAGATCAAGAACACGTTATCCTTTCTCGGTGAGCAGTGTGTGAGAAGAATCAAGGACAGGAGTGCGGAGGAGAGCTGGATTGACCAGACTGGCAACCTAAGAAGCTCTATCGGCTATGCCATCTACGACTACGGAAAGAAGATGATGCAGTCATCGTTCGAAACCGTTCTCAACGGCTCCGAAGGCTCTGCAGAAGGTAAGCGGTTCGTCAACGAGCTTGCGACCCAGTTTGCAAATGTGTACGCCCTTGTGGTCGTCGCAGGAATGAACTACGCAGCGTATGTTGAAGCAATAGAAAGTAAAGACGTGCTGGCATCCACCGAGCTTTGGGCAAAGGCCAAGGTGAATGATTATATCAGCAAGGCAAAAGAAAGGGCTATCAGAAGGATCAAGGCGTTATGATTAAGACCGAAGGACAGATTGTTACGGAGATATATAAGTATGTTGCCTCGTCGCCTCTCGCTGAGGCTGTCGACGGGAGCGTGCTGAAGTCTATCGACCGTGACGTGAACTCTACGACTGAGGATATCGTCATCAAGCCCCTCGCCAATAGCCCGAAGCAGGTTCAAGAGACAATCGTCAATGTCAACATCTATGTTCCCGACACACTGGACGAAGGCCAGTACGTTAAGAACGGAGAGCGTTGCGACGAGCTGGAAGTGATTGCCTGCGAATGCCTTGAAGTAGTCCACCTCGGCTGTGCTCGCCTTCACCTCGAAGAGCAGCACACCTACAAGGTTCAGGATGCCAGGTGCCACGTCATAAATTGCAGAATGTTATACCAAATAGAAAACTCATAAACTATGGCAAATAAGATTATTGGCTGGGGAAAGTGCCAAGCTGTGCACACCCCCTCCGGGCAGGGCGCAACGGCTGTAACGCACAATGACATCATCGTCGACTCCACCTCTCTCTCCGTAGAGGAAGGTGAGGAGCAGGAAGCTCTCATCGAGGGTGGCGAGGCAGAAGCTCGCAAGCGTCAGCCCGATAAGTATATCCTCGAATACGATCGTCGTATCGGCTCAGCCAGTGAGGTGACTCCCGGCTTCACCGAGGATGCAGGAAGCGTAGAGATTGAGCCCGAGAGCACTGGCGCCATCGGCGTCACGCTGACGGGTGTGTCTCGGTACATCACGCTTGCCTTCGACTCTACTGACGGCTTGAAAGCCCACTATCAGTATAAGACGAAGGGCGCTACGGATGCCAATGGTGCCCTCACGGACATCACGATGCAGGCCAAGGCCTAAATACCAGAGCCCTGCCGCCAGGCTGAAATGGCGGCACATGGGGTTGTAGCTCAGTTGGGAGAGCACCTGCCTTGC